AGCACCTGACTTTCTGTACGGGTTTCCTTGGGCTCTTCCGCTTTGGGAGGCCCTCTCAAGCTGGCTGCAGGGTGGTACCTGTGCCGCGCCCTGGGTGGCGTCGGCGAGTTGCCCGCGGCCTTTTTCGTATCCGCCCTTCGTGCGCCCCGGTGGCGCGCTTTGACCCTGGAGGTCGTCATGGGCACGCGTGGACCTATCCCCGAGCGTTCCGAGGCGCGCCGGCGCCGGAACAAGGACGACGGGCCGGAGTTGCTGAAGGCCCCGTCGGGGGCGCCGACTGATCTGCCAGAGCTTCCGGAGCCCGATCCGCTGTGGCATTCGATCGCCGCCGATTGGTACCTGTCGCTGAGGGGGTCGGGTCAGGCGGCGTTCTATCAGCCGTCAGACTGGGCGGTTGCCCGCTATGCGGCAGAGCTGATGTCGCGGGTGCTGGACTGCTCGGAGCGCGGTCCGAACGGCCAACTGGTTGCCGCCCTCAACAGCGTCATGTCGTCACTACTGACGACGGAGGGCGACCGGCGTCGGGCCCGCATGGAGCTGGAGCGGAAGAAGCCGGCCCCTCAGGGGGGCGCGAAGGTGACGGCACTCGATGACTACCGCTCCGCCTTCGGTGGCTGAGCAGGCGGTCGAGGAAGTCCCGGACGAGGTCACGCCCGTTGTTGTCGGGCCGACGTGGACGCGCGGCGAGGACGGCTTGTTCATCCGGCCGGCGTTCACTCTCGGCTGGCATGTCCTCGTATGGACAGGCGCCTATCTTCAGCACCGCGGCGAGCGGTGGCGGTACACGAACGAGCAGGTCCGCCTGGTCCTGTGGTGGTTCGCCCTCGATCCAGTGACCGGCGAGTTCGCGTACCGGGATGCCGTGCTTCAACGCTTGAAGGGCTGGGGCAAGGACCCGTTCGGTGCGACTTTGTGCGCTGTCGAGTTCGTCGGTCCGTCCCGTTGGTCGGGCCATATCGCCGGCCCGGACGACGAGAGTGGCGTGCCGGAGGGGCAACCGGTCGGTGAACCACACCCGGAGCCCTGGGTGCAGGTGGCGGCCGTGTCGAAGGATCAGACCCGCAACACAATGATCATCTTCGGGTCCCTGTTCACTCCGAAGGCCAGGGCCGAGTTCGGCATCGATGTGGGCAAGGAGATCGTCTACGCCCACAAGGGGCAGGCGCGCATCGAGGCCGTGACCTCTTCGCCGCGCGCCCTGGAGGGCGGCCGGACCACCTTCACGCTGCTCAACGAGACGCATCACTGGATCGAGTCGAACCAGGGCCACGAGATGGCCGCCACGATCGAGCGCAACGCCACGAAGTCGGCGGACGGTTCGGCCCGCACTTTCGCGATCACCAACGCGTTCGAGCCCGGCGAGGACTCGGTCGCCGAGCAGACCCGCGACGCCTACGAGGCGGCCGAGGCCGGCCGCGCCGAGGACACGGGGATTCTGTACGACTCGCTGGAGGCGCCGCCCGAGGCGAAGCTCACCAGGCCGTGGCTGGAGAAGGTACTGCTTGCCGTCCGGGGCGACTCGGTCTGGCTGAACATCCCCCGGATCATCAAGTCGATCCTCGACGTCCGCAACCCGCCTTCCCGCAGTCGCCGCTTCTGGTTCAACCAGATTGCCGCAGCGGAGGATGCGTGGCTGGCCCGCTACGAGTGGGATGCCTGCAAGCGAGAGGATCTGGCGCTGGCGGACGGCGACGAGGTCGTCATGTTCTTCGACGGCTCGAAGTCGGACGACGCGACGGGCCTGGCCGCCTGCCGCATGTCGGACGGCCTGGTGTCGACGCTGGGCGTGTGGCAGAGGCCTCCGAACTGGCCGTCGCCGGAAACGCCGGGCTATATGCCGTACCAGGTGCCGCGCGAGGACGTCGACGGTGTCGTGGCCAACGCGTTCGGACGGTTCAAGGTGCTGGCGTTCTACGCCGACCCCGGATCCGGCAAGGACGACGACGGCGAAATGTACTGGGACACCTACCTGGACCGCTGGGGGCAGGCCTTCGGGAAGAAGCTCACCCTGCGCGCCGTATCGGCCGGCCCGAAGGTGCACGCGGTTCGCTGGGACATGCGTGACCGCCGCAATCAGGAGACGTTCACCGACGCGGTGAAGCGCGCGCATGAGGATGTGCTGCAGCGGAACCTGGCCCACGACGGCCACAAGGTGATGCGCACCCACGTCATCAACGCCCGCAGGCGGACGAATGCTTGGGGGATCACGATCGGCAAGGAGCACCGCGAGTCCGCCCGGAAAATCGACCTCGCGGTGTGCATGGTCGGCGCCCGCATGCTGCGGCGCCTGGTGTTGAACAGTCCGAAGAATCAGAAGCGCTCCACCGTGCGCGGCAAAGGCAGGGTGGTGGTGTTGCGGTGACTGTCTCGATCCCTGAACTGCCGCTGGTGTACCTGTCGGACGATGAGCTGGCCCTGATCAATATGCTGCGTGCGGACATGCTGCGGGACCGGTGGGCGTTGCAGTTGCGGGACGCCTACTTCAACGGCGAGCAGTTGGTCCGCGATCTCGGGATCTCGATTCCTCCGCAGTTGAAGGGCCTGCACACGGTCATCGGTTGGCCGCGCATCGGTGTTGAGGCGCTGGAGCAGCGGCTGGACTTGGAAGCGTTCCGCTGGGTCGATGGTTCGGACAATGCGGACCTGGAGGAGATCGCTGAGGCGAACGACCTGTTCGACGAGGCGAGTCTGGCTCACCTGGATGCCTTGACGTATGGCCGGGAGTATCTGGCGATCGGCTCGGGGGACTGTGGCACTCCGGACTGTCCGCCCCTGATCAGTGTCGAGTCGCCGCTGGATATGACGCTGCTGTGGGATGCCCGGATCCGCATGGGGACTGCGGCGCTGCGTGAGTGCCGGGCCGACACCTATCTGGAGTCGGGTCCCGAGGAGCGCATGATTGTCCTCTATCTACCGGATCAGACCGTCACGGCGATGCCGTCGCCTTCGGGTGGCTGGGAGGTCATCGACCGCGACATTCACAACCTAGGTGTTGTGCCGGTGGTACGGATGGCGAACCGTCAGCGCACCGCGGACCGGGTCGGCAAGTCGGAGATCACGCCGGACGTCATGAGCATCACGGATGCGGCGTGTCGGCGCCTGATGGGCATCGAGGTGGCGGCCGAGTTCTTCGGGGCGCCGCAGCGGTACATCCTCGGCGCCTCCGAGTCCTCGTTTCAGGACGCCGAGGGCAACGCCAAGAGTGCGTGGGAGACGTACATCGGCCGGATGCTCGCTCTGGAGCGGGACGAGGACGGCAACATTCCGACGGTGGGCCAGTTCGCGGCCCATGACCCGTCCGGACAGACGAAGATCGTCGACCTGTATGCGCGGATCATGGCCACACAGTTGGGGCTGCCTCCGCACATGCTCGGCTACACCAGCGACAACCCGGCGAGCGCGGATGCGATCCGCAGCAGCGAGGGCATGTTGGTGAAGAAGGCCGAACGTCGAACCCGGCGTTTCGGGGCGGCCTGGCGGCAGGCGATGCGCCTGGCGCTGTGGGTGCGGGACGGTGAGCCGCCGGACAAGACGAAGCGCATCGAGTGCGTGTGGCGGAATCCGGCGACGCCGACGATCGCCGCCCAGACGGATGCGGTGGTCAAGCTTGTACAGGCTGGCGTTCTTCCGGCCGATTCGGATGTGACGCTGGAGATGGCCGGGCTGACGGAGGGGCAGCGCCAGCGGGTCGTATCGGACCGCCGCCGTTCCGCGGGCGGCTCGGTGCTGGACCGCCTGGTGAAGATGGGGACGGGCTTGGATGCGCAGCCGAGTCCGGAGCCGGCCGTCTATCCACAGGACACGTCACAGAGCGCGGCGGGGCCGTTCGATGGCAACGCGGGTTTCTGACGGCGGGGCCGCGGACCGGCAGCGGGCAGCGCAGAGGGCGTTGACGGTTTCGTTGGTGCGGGACATGCGACGCCTGCGCAGACTGATCATCCCGTCCAGGCTGCAGGCTTCGATGCCGGACTGGATCACAGCGGTTCGGGCCCTGGTCGGCGAGTACGGCAGCGGTTCTGCGTCGCTGGC